TAGAGAAGGATGTGAACTTCATGCGTGAGGCTTACCCGAATCAGACGGGTACAACTGGTCTTCCTAAGTATTATTCTGAGTTTGATGGTGACTTCGCGTCAACTAACTCTCCCGGTAATTTTATCTTAGGCCCGACACCTGACGCAGATTACAATGTTCAATTGCACTATTACTACGATCCACCTTCAATCGTAGCGTCTGGCACTTCTTGGCTTGGGGACAATGCCGAAGAAGCTCTGCTTTACGGAAGTTTAATAAACGCTTATGTGTTTATGAAGGGCGAAGCCGATGTGCTGTCTATGTATCAGCAAGGCTTTGACAACGCTATGAGGCGTTTAGTTGTATTGGGAGAAGGCAGACTGAAGCGGGATAGTTACCGCGATGGCGAGCCAAGGATGGAAATGTAAATGTTTGAGTTTAAACTTGATATGCCTCGTGATGAGCAGGTTGTGTTGGTTAACACAAGTGACAACAGAGGGTTTACTCCAGAAGAACTTTCTGAGCAATGTGTTCAGAAGTTGATCTCTGTATCTGATACAGCACCCCCAGCTATCAGGGATCAAGCTCGTGCTTATCAAAAGCACATTGAGACGCTTGTTGCATATTATATGCGACAGGCTATTCGCAGTGACCGCACAACTGTGTATAATGCACTTAATGATGCGGGACATCCCGATCTGGCTGACCTCATAAGGAGACTTTAATATGGCCTTTACTGGAAACTACATGTGTACATCGTTCAAGTCTGAACTTATGACGGCTACACACGATTTCACCACCTCAACTGGCAACACGTTTAAATTGGCGTTGTATGATAACAACGCGACATTTAACGCTGCAACTACAGCTTACACAGCAACTGACGAAGTTGGTGACTCTGGTTCATATGCTGCGGGTGGCGGTGCTTTGACCAATGTCACACCAACATCTTCTGGCACAACAGCGTTCACAGACTTCAACGATATTACGTTTACGTCTGCAACAATCACTGCTCGTGGCGCGTTGATCTATAATGATACCGCAGCAGGTGATCCGACTGTGGTTGTTCTAGACTTTGGTTCAGACAAAACATCTACATCTGGTGACTTCCAGATTGTATTCCCAACGGCTGACGCAAGTAACGCTATCATCCGTATCGCCTGAACTCTTTAAAGGAGTAACAGGTCATGGCGGATGCCAGAGTAATATATGCTGGCTGGGGCAGGGACTCTTGGAGTAGCGGTACTTGGAGTAATCCTGCCGTTACCCTTCCTGCTGCCACAGGTAATGTTGGCTCTGTATCGGTATCTGCTAGTGCGCCGAATATTGCGGTCACAGGTGTTTATGCTCTTGAGGGCGTAGGCACAGTAAGTATATCTGGTGCCGCAACCATACCTAATTCTGGCATTGCTGGGACAGGTAATGTTGGCTCTGTAACAGTTGTCAACGAAGCAATCATTTCTCCGACTGGTATTGAAGCTACGGCTTCTGTCGGGATATTGCCTGTATTGCTTGAAGGCATTGAAGCTACCGCTTCGGTTGGAACTGTAACTGCCCAAATAAATGTAGCCCCCACTATTACTGGCCTTGAGGCTACGTCTTCTGTTGGTGGTTTGCCAACTCAGCCTGTTGGTGTTGAAGCCACTGGTGCTGTTGGTGTTCCATCGATTAACGGAACAAACACTGTTGGTGTCACGGGTGTAGAGGGAACAGGTGCGGTAGGTTCTGTCGCTGTGTCTGGTGACGCGCCAAACATTCCAGTTACAGGTATAGCAGCATCAAGTGCAGTAGGCTCTGTCACTGTAGTTGAAGGTGCAGGTGCGGATGTAAATGTCACAGGTATATCAAGCTCTACTTCTACAAATGACGTATCGGTTTCCGCAGATTCTTCAGTATCTGTTACGGGTCTAGAGTCCACAAGTGCCGTAGATTCAGTTACAGCAACAGGTGTAGCAAGCGTTCCAGTCACAGGATTGGAAGCCACAGGTATCGTAAACGGCCTGATTCTAAACGAAACAGTTTACATCACAGCATCGTCCGCATCGGGTTGGGGCAGAAGTCTTTGGGGTTCAGGGACTTGGAGTCAGCCTGTAGGCGATGACATAGGAATGACTGCCTCTGTTGGAGATGTAACCGTTGAGTTACGGATTCAGGTTCCTGTTACAGGCTTAGAGGTGACAACGGGTGTTGGTTCTGTTAGTGTTACCGGAGGTACAGGTGTTGATGTCCCTGTCACGGGGGTAGAGGCAACTGGGTTGCTAGGCCCAAGAGGAGTCACAGTATGGGGCAGAATAGTTCCAGACGAAACAGCAGTGTGGACAAATATTGCACCAAGCGCCACAACAGAGTATACTCAAATTAGACCGTGACAGGAGGTTAATGCTTCATGGCTAGTACATACACAGTAAACAGCGGTATTGAGCTGATCGCCAATGGCGAACAGTCTGGTACATGGGGTGATACCACAAACGTAAACCTTCAGATTATTGATAGACTTACCAATGGTGTAGGCGATATTAGTCTTTCTGGAACAACGCATACACTTACTACGGTAGACGGTTCTCTGTCTGATGGTCAGTATAAGGTGCTTGTGTTTGGTGGCTCTCCTTCTGGAACGAATACCGTAACGGTATCTCCAAACGATCAAGAAAAGCTGTTCTTTGTTAAGAATAATTCTGGTCAATCCGTAATCATATCTCAAGGGTCTGGCGCAAATGTTACCGTACCCAATGGCGAAAGCGCAGTAATCTACTGTGACGGTGCCGGAGCAGGCGCTGCGGTGGTTAACTTATCCGCCACGTTTGACCTTACTACGTTCCTTGAGTCCGCTAACAATTTATCGGATGTGGCAGATGCTGCTACCGCTAGGGGGAACCTTGCTGCGGCTCCGCTTGCAAGTCCTACCTTCACGGGTACAGTCACCATAGGCGGGGTTACTTACCCCACATCAGACGGAACTAACGGGCAAGCTCTCGTTACGGACGGAGCGGGTACTATTAGTTTTGGTAGTGCTGGAATTTCAACTGGTAAGGCCATAGCTATGGCTATCGTTTTTGGGTAAAGGAGGCTAGAAAATGGCTGCACCAAATATCGTAGATGTAAGCACGATCATAGGCAAATCTGCCACTATCGCGCTTTCTTCAACTTCACAGACAACGCTGGTCAGCAACGCTGCAGCCAGCGGCAAGGTGTTTAAGATCAACATGATCCAAGTCGCTAACGTCGATGGCACAAACGCTGCTGACGTTACGGTGGACGTTCACAGCGCCGCTGCTGGCGGTGGCACAGCTTACTCGCTGGTCAGCACTGTTTCGGTCCCTGCTGACGCTTCGCTTGTTGCTTTGGACAAAAGTACATCTGTGTATCTTGAGGAAGATCGTTCCATTACGGCAACGGCTGGCACTGCGAATGATCTGGAAGTAATTGTGAGCTACGAAGAAATTAGCTAAAAGAGGTTGTTATGGCTGGCGGTTTTATTGGTCAATGCGGAATAAATGCGCCTGATGCGCCTACTATTGGAACACCTACTGCTGGTGACACTGTTATCTGTGTTCCATTTACTGCACCCTCTTGCACGGGTGGCGGAGCCGTAACTGGTTATATTGCTACCGCGTTTGATGGCAGTGGTAACTCAATAGGTGCTACTGGTTCTTCCTCCCCTGTTCAAATCACCGGGCTGACAAATTGCACAGCTTATAATGTTCGCGTAACCGCTAAGAACGCTTACGGAGCCAGTAGAGCGGATCAGTATGCTTGCAATGTTACACCTCAAGCACCATTACCCCTTCAGCTTCTTATCGTGGCTGGCGGCGGCGCTGGAGGTCGTGACGAAGGCGGTGGCGGCGGTGCTGGTGGTATGCTTGCAGTTGCAAGTCAGGACGTTTGCCGTGGCACGACTTACAATATCACTGTTGGGTCTGGTGGGTCTGGCAATCAAACAGGCGGCGGCTATGCCAATGCCGGAAATAATAGTTCATTTAGTGGTTACGGCACCACTGCTGTAGGTGGCGGGTACGGTGGTTCTGGCGGGACTTGCGAAGTTGGTGGTAATGGTGGCTCCGGTGGTGGCGCACGAGCTACGTGCAGGTCTGGTGGTTCTGGAACGGCAGGGCAGGGTAACGCTGGCGGTAGCTCTAACTCTAACTACCACGGTGGGGGTGGTGGGGCTGGCGCTTCTGGTTCTACGCCTAATGCTGGCAACGGACAGACCAACAGTATAACTGGGACAAGTGTATACTATGCGGGCGGTGGCGGTGGCGGCTGTCGTGTTGGAACGTATGGTACTGGCGGCTTAGGCGGCGGCGCAGATGGTGGTCACAGCGGCGCTTGTACCAATAACGGCACTGCAAATACTGGCGGCGGCGGCGGCGGCTCTTGGTCTAACAGAGGCAATGGCGCGGGTGGCTCTGGTGTTGTAATTGTAAGGGTCTTGGAGTGCTGCACAACAGCTTCTGCGACTACAGGAAGTCCAACCGTTACAACTGTAGGCAGTCAAACTGTTTACCAGTTCAACGGCTCTGGTTCTATAACTTTCTAGTGAGGAAATAATGGCACATTTTGCAAAGCTGGATAGTAACAACGTAGTCACGGAGGTTATCGTGGTTGCAAATGATGTTTTGTTAGACAACGATGGCGTAGAGCAAGAGGCTTTAGGTGTTGCTTTTTGTGAGGACTTGTTTGGTGGCACTTGGAAGCAGACAAGTTACAACGGCACAATTAGAAAAAACTTTGCAGGGATAGGTTACAAATATGTTGCAGACCGCGATGCTTTTGTGCCTCCAAAGAATTACCCTTCTTGGGTTTTTAACGTAGAAACTTGCGCTTGGAGTCCACCTGTCGAACACCCTACTAATGACGGAGGGTACGATTGGAATGAGGAGACCCTATCTTGGGTTTCCACTTAATCAAGACGGCTATTGGGAGAAAGCTATGTTAAAGAAAGTTGAAGATATACCCGTGGAGCAAGAAGATAAACTTACCTTAGAGGCGCATTTTGCAAGCCCTATTTATTCTCTGTATAAGCCAGAGTTTTTAGATAGTGTGAAAAAAATATCTAAAAAGCGTTTAACTGCTGCGAAGAAAGCAACCGGGATAAACGAACACTATCCTGTGTTAATGTCTGGTAATTTTTTTGACGAACCGTCCGTACAGCCTTTCGTAAATTTTGTGGGGCAGACTTCTTGGAACATCCTGAGTGAGCAAGGCTACGCCATGCAGAACATGGTGGTGCAGTTCACAGAGATGTGGACACAAGAACATCATACGCATTCTCTTATGGAGCAGCACACACATAGGTTCGGGTCACAAATCGTTGGGTTTTACTTTTTGGATGTTCCCCCCGAAGCGCCTCGTGCCTTGTTCCATGATCCTAGACAAGGTGCTGTTCAAGGCAGTTTGCCTGAAGGCAACCCTAATCAGTTATCGTTTGCCAGTTCTGTTGTGAGCTACGAGCCAAAGCCGGGTACGTTTATCTTTACAAACGCTTGGTTGGCGCATTCGTTTACCAAAAATATCTCGAAAAAACCTTTTAGGTTTGTTCATTTCAATCTGACTGTAGCTCCTAATCTACAGCCTGCACAGGCACAGCCGGAGGTTGAAATTGTATGAACAGGTACAGAATACGTTTCAACAAACGCCGTGGGCAACCGGGGCGAGGTACAGTAGATCATGTCTGGAGGGTTTTTGAAGGCGACGAGAAAGAGTATTTGTTTAAGAACTTGGACATCTCTGTGCCTGTCAAAAGTGAGAAAGACAAAAACGGCGAAGACTATAACATTTTCTGTTATGGTATGTTACAAGTGGACAAGAAAACATCTACAGCGGTTATTGTAGAGGAGAAGTAGGATGCCAAATCGCAGTGGTAAATGGAGTTTACCTGCTCAAATGCAGGCATATGGAGACCAAAAATGGACGCAGCCACCTGCTGCGCCTACTATTGGCACGGCTACTGGTGGCAGTACCATTGCCTGCGTTGTCTTTACTGCACCTACTTTCTTAGGTAATCCCCCTGCCTCTGGTTGCTCTGCCTATCAAGTTATTTCGACTCCGGGGTGTATTACTGCTACAGGAAGCGGATCACCCATTCAGGTTACATGCCTCACAAATTGCACAGCTTATACCTTTAAAGTCCGGTCACAAAACGCGATTGGATTCGGGGCTTTTAGCGCAGCTAGTAATTCTGTAACGCCAGAAAACCCCGTGGGTCAGCAAGCCTATACAAGCGCGGGTAGCTACTGCTTTGCTGTGCCTTGTGGCGTTAGTTCAGTGTCTGTCGTTGCTGTTGGAGCTGGCGGGAACTCTGGTGGCGGTAATGACTTTGGCGGCGGCGGCGGCGGTGCCTTGGCTTACGGTAACAATATATCGGTTACAGCAGGCACATGCGTTAGTGTTGTAGTTGGAGCTGGTGGTTCTTCTGGGACAACGACAGGTGGGAGTAGCTACTTTTGCGCATCTGGTGTACTCCAAGGCGGCGGTGGTGGTGGTGGATCTTATGGTGCCTGTAGCTATGGAGTTGGCGGGACAAGCTCTGGCTCTTCTCGTACAGGAGGTGGCGCTGGCGGTGACGCAGGTGGCGGCGGGGGCTATAGTTCTGGTCAAGGCGGCGGTGGTGGCGCTGGCGGTTATTCTGGGAACGGTGGTAATGGGAATCAAAACACTTGTGGCTCTGATGGCTCAGGTGGCGGCGGTGGCGGCGGTGCTAGTGGATGGTCAGGTGGCGGCGGCGGTGGAGT